GTATGTCACAAATAATAGCAGTGCCTGCATATGTTAAGTTGAATACTTGATATTGGAAAGACTTTTCAACTGCTGTTTGCCAGCCGATTGAACGTGTGTAATCGGTAGTTGAAGTATATGTCTGCACGTAACCCAAACCAACACTTAGGTTTATCGATTGGCTATCATACACAAAGTCAAATGTATCTGAATTCAAACTCACATCAAAACTAATATCACCGATGTTAGTGATGGAACTGTATTGTATTGGGAATCCTAAAATAGGATCATCTGCGCCAGTGCCTGTTTTATATTCAAATAAAGTAGACCCGGTGAAGTTAGAACCCGGATAGTAGTTAATATCACCGAAGCTAATTCCATTCGTATCAAATACATCAAACTTAGGTGGTTGATTTATATACTGTTTGAATTGAGTTTCGTTCCAGTTACTACCGTCAAAGTAGAAACTATGCCCTTGATATTGCTCACCTTTAACTACTACAGTTTGTTCATTGTATGAAACATCACCGTCATATGCTTTGCTCAAAGAAATCACCGGAGTAGCAAATGGCTTTGTTCTGACAAGGCTAGCAACAAAGATTTTGTTTCTAACTTCTGGATTTGCATCTCCTGCAAATACAATTCTTGCTCCGTCAAATAGAGTACTCGTTGAACCGTCAGGGATGAACTGGGTTGCACCTTCTACTGTGTTGAATGCGTCTGTTACATCAAAGTTAATGTAATCAATCGGGGCTTTACCAATCGATCCAGCATTGAATAATTTCAAGTTAGGATAGAATTCAATGATAGGACGTTTTGCTCTAGCGTCATTGCTATTCAAAGCAGCAATAACTAGAGGGCTGTTTGGGTTGCTTGCTAATGTAGCATTCAAAACTTCTACGTGGAACCAACGATTACTACGACTCCATGCATTCTTACTCAAACTGTTACGATTAACAGTAATATAGTCCGGTGTATATGGAACTAACAATGCGTTACCGTATGCGTCAGTGTCATATGATGCATTATCGAACGGTGCATAGAAACCTTGACCGAATGGTTCAGGTACGAGTTGTTCACTCACCGGTAATAATGCGATGCTAGTACCAACACCTTCAACATAATATTGATCCTGTTTGTATTTTACAGGAGTAATGTTACCGTTAAACTTAACTTTCAAGCCATTAGTGAACTTGATGCCGTTAGGGCTTACGTAGGTTTTCTTACCGATAATATCATTTACATTGATGATGTTACTGTTTGGATTGTCTACTAACTTGATAGTACCGTATTGGTCAGGGTTAGTACCGTCTTGATAATACAATGTGTCTAAGTTAGCAGTGATAACAGGAATCAATGAGATTTCGTTATAGCTATTCTTTACAAAATTGCGAGTTACATATTCTGTACCATAACGAATAGTAATCTTTTGATTGTCTGGTAACTTGCCACCTTCAACTAAACTGATAACAGGGTCATTATCATCGTTGGGAGCATAAGTTATCACGTAGTAGTTACTATTAACAGTAGTATATGTGCCTTCCTCAAGACCACCTGAGTTTAAAGAAGCAGTTAATTCGCCAGCTGGAATTGCATCCTCAAATGTTACTTGAGTATCGTTTGGTTTGATGTTGTCAGTACAAATAGTAAATGTGGTTTCGTCAATAACTTCTTTTACATAGTAAACTCTGTGCTCTTGAATTTCATCGAACACAATTCCACTGAAAACGATAGCCATGTTAGGTTGCATGCCGATAGTCGAATCGCATGTAAGTGCGCTATCAGTAACAGACTGAACGTTTATAGAAAACTCTTGGTTTGCACCCGGTGCATCACCGTCAAAACCATACTCACCAAAGAAATTACCAACAAAGTATTTTGCTTTTGGTGCAGTACCATAGAAAATCAAAGTCTTGTTTTCTAGTCCAGTAACATTATCGATGTTCTTTAGTTCACTTAGGCGTTTTCCATGTACTTGGTCAAATGTCAAAGTGGTAACCAAATCAATCTCAGTGTTACCTGGATAGTTGTTGTTATCCTGTGCATCTGCTAAAGGAACATCAAACGTAATTGTACCTGTAGAAGTACCGTTGTATGACAATCCATAGATATCACGTGTGCTGATGTTAGTTCTTAATGCTTTGAATCCACTGATGCCCGGTTCAGTTTGAATATAGAATGGAGTAGTTTGATTCAATACAAAATCATATGAACCACCTCGTACTAATGTAACAACTGGATTAGGTGTGTCGAATCTGAACAAGTCTGCACTATATGAATATTCAATTCCATTACTTTCGACGGTGAAGGTACCTGACTTGAATAAGTTATCAGTCTCAACGTTTACAGGTTCAGGACCTTGTGGCAACCAGTAATACTGACTATAGTTAATCAGCTTATCCATGTCAGCAAAGCTGTCCCATGAATAGAAGTCTCCGCTAAACAATCTGTTGTGATTGTTTGTTATACCACCTTCATTTTTGATAGCATCAATAACTTCTGGATAGGTGATTGCGTCATACGCAACTAACGTATCTTTCTTTTTAAAGACAACAGCAGGTTCTAACTGATAGTCTTTTCTAGTCTTATTAGGTTCAGTGATATAAGAATCCGAAGCATTAACTCCATATCCAAACTTACTACCAATGTAACCCTGCATTTTTGTGAAATTAGGGGGCTGCACTAGCTGATCTAGTGTAGCTGATAGAAACTGTTGATTAGATGGGGTCTGAAAGATTTCTGGTAAGAAATCAATTGTTCTAACTCTTGATGCCATGTGTTATACCTATTTTATTTGTTAATTTGTAATTCGGCGGGTGTCAATGCTGCGATAACCATAATGTCAGTTGCTTGGGCAGCGTTAACAAAAATCTCATAAGGTGCTGAACGAATTTCGTACAACTCACCGAATGATAGTGTAGGGTCGTTTGGAACTAATACTACTGAGTTTACTAAGTCACCAATCTTACCATGCAAATACGCACTTAATTCAGTGAAGTAGAATGTGTCTCCGAAGTTCCAGTTATCAATACTGAAATAAGTATTCATCTCGCTTAACACTGCGGTTCTGATTTCACTATCACTTGCAGTAGTTGTGCTTGCCTTGATAACCTTGATAGTTGAACGCAAGCGAGGTTCAGCTTTAGAACCAAACAATGGCTTAAACTTTACGCTGTTCAAAATAACACTATCAGTCAACATCTTATAGTTATTAATTTTACTATAGGTTAAATTTAATTCATTGATTGTAGGTGGAGTTGGCTCCGACAACTTGTTAGTTGTGTCTTTGATCCAATTCTGATATTGTGTATAATATGATTGTGTCACAACGTACAAATCAATGATGTTTGTAGTAGCTGGATCAATACGTGTAGTATTGTTACTGTTGTGACGATACTGGAATGCAATACCTTGACGACCTGTTCTAGCCATGTAGTTGTCAATCTGAATTAAGTTAACTACGTTTGCACTTGTTGCGTCATTAACTGCTTGATAGAATGTATCTTCTTTGTAAGCATAGTAAATTTGACCAACTGCGTATTCGTAACGAACCAAAGCAATATCAGAGCGTGTAGGTAAGCTGTAGTTCACACTAGTGCTAGAAACCATTTGATATCTAGACAATAGGTTGATATCTGTAATTCTTTCAAAGAACACAAAGTAACGTGTGTTCTTTGTACCCGTTTGATAACCAGACAAATCATAGAAGAAGTCAGGGTCTTTTACAACACCCGCAACGTTTGGATCCGTGCTTGCTACTTCTACTGAATAATCATCAACATAACCATCAGATTCAACTAACTGGCCGACTACACTTAACTTAGTGTCATTAGGCATTGGATAATTGCTGTCTGGGTATGAGTTAACTTTCAATACGTTAACGAAGTCTTGTAGCAATTTACCTGTACTTGGATCATAGATAACATGGTTTCTGTCAAACGTGAATCTGACGTTTGCAACGCTACCAAAATAATAAGCAACTGACTTATATGTTACTAAGTAACGATTGCTACCTAAGCTCTCAAACTTAACAAAGTATTTTGAATCACCGAATGCACTTACTGCCCAACGAGTTTGATTTGCTAATAACGAGTTATCGTAAATCAAACTGAAACTTTGATTCAACGTAACTTGCTTGATACAATCTTGGATGACATCATTAGGTAACAAGTTTGTGAATGAAGGTAGAACTGTTGTAAGAACAACACCATTTGGAATAGGGTTGTTCAACACGACTGGACCGAATCCTGTATTCAAGTTACCCTGACCATTATTATTACCATCACCTTGCACAGCAGCAACGCTAGTCCAAATGAAAGTACTATCGCTAGGAGAAGGAATGCCTTCAATTAGCTTATTGTTCTTGTCAAAGTACATTCCGTTAGGGGCAACGAATTTCAACAATGCACCCTCAGTGATGTACTTAACGTTACCAGTACTGAAGACACCGATCGGCACGGGTCCAAAGTTATTATAGAAATAACCAGTTGACTCAAGTGAGTTGAATGATGATTGATGCCATGCAATAATACCGTCACCGCTAGCCTCACCGATATTATAACGCTTGTAATGCTGAGTATAGTATTGGAATGAACGATGGTTATTCAACTCATTGTTCAATACTTCTGTTAGGAACGCAACAGTATCATTGGTTGTGTTTGCAGTGAAGTTGGTGTAGCCATCACTCTCATCCAAATAGATACCACCGTCATCGGCAAATGTATTTGTACTTGAGTACTTTGCGCTAGGGTCTAGTAAGTCATAGTTACGACTTACACCTACACTAGAACGGTTAAGTGCTTTACTCTTAATGATTGAGCCGTACAATGTGTATGGGAAGTTGTTGTAGTCTTCACCGTTAACCATACGATTCTGTGAGTAGTAGCGTTGTGGGGCACGAGTCTTGATGTCAGCTAGTGTCTCACGTGCTTGTGCGTTTGATACTGGTAGTGTCAATTCCATAGAAACTGTCAATGTTTCTACACGACCGGTACGACTTACGTAGTTAATATTAACAGTGATACCTTGCATTTCGCTAGGAGTAATAGTATATGTCAGTGCGTTACCTGCACGAACATATGATGTAAAGTTACCGATCGGTATCTCACCGAATACACCATCGCCAAAACTATAACTAACTTGGTCGTTAAAACGAGAAATTACATTAAAGATTTTCTTGTTGACAGATGCCGACTGTGAATCCTTATTGTATGCATAGATGCTTTCAACTTGTTTCCACTCTGTGGATACGCCTGTAGTTGAATCAGTATTATACAACCATGTATCAGTATCATTGATACCTTGAATATCAATGTCTACTACTTGACTGCTAATTTGCTCTTTCAAATTGAAGTTATACGTTTGCAATGAGCCTTGCTTGAAATACATAAAGAAGCCTGTGTTCGGGCTTCCGTAACCTAAGCGGTCATTGCGATATAAGATATTGAACTTGTTGTTAGGTCCAGGTGAAATCTCGTACAACGAATCTGAATCAACACTAGTTACACTGACGCATTCAAAATTCATTGAAGTGCCATCAACTGTAGTAGAGAATGGAGCAGTAGCAATAGCACCGTTAGGTGTTCTGATGCTGTATTCGTCTGTCTTGATATCTAGGATACTCTTACTATTACCAGGACGACCCACACGTTGTGCGTCAATCAATGTTGCATTGATAATACTGTGGAATTGTTCTTGCCAATTAGGGTTAGCAGGATCAGCCCAAATGATAGTCAAATTGCTTAGATTCAAACCGTTAATATCTTTAACTTGCTCAGTGGTTTGAATAGCTGTAATCTTTAAGAAGCCCTGACCTGTCAAGTTACGCTTTGGATTGTATCCAACTAGGTTAGCTAACTTGATAACAGAGTCGCGGCGTTCCGCTGTGTCAATGAAGTTTTCACGTGTGTTTAAATCATCACGGAAACTCAATGCTTGACCCATGAAAGCCATAACGTCAAGCAATGCAACGTATTCGCTTGATTCTACGTAGTCGTTGAAGGTTTCAGGGTAGGTAATACGCAAATAATCCACGAAGGTTTTGCGTAGTGTTTCATAATCATAACTTTGAAAATCAGCTTGTTTGTATGTTCTATAGATTGTTTTCCAATCGTTTACACCAAATATAGATGACTGTCTTGAACTTGTGGCCATAGCGTGTTTCTCTTTTATGTATTTATCATACCTAAAAACACGCGGTTTTAACTATTGAATGCTCTAGTAGTCGCTTGATCCAACATGATACTTAGGGTAGTTGCGTTATTAAACGGGACTACTGCTAACTCTACTTCTAGTAGAATACCGTTATCTTGTGGGAAGGCCTCGACTGTGTTTATGATAAGTCTGCCGTCCATTTCTGCCATGCGTCTGATTTCATCTTCTATTAGACTTCTAACATCGTTTGTATTGGGTTCGAACACAAAAGACCACAAAGTTGTTCCGAATTCAGGCTTGCCCACACGCTGACCTTGTGGAATATTTAATGAGTTCAGAAAATCTGCTATAACTAACTGCTCATCGGTGAGTCTATACTTCTTGGCAGGTAAAGAAGCCTTAGGCGTTAAACCGTCACTAGCATCAACTCCAGGCATTACCTGTCGTCTAACTTGATCCACTTGCTGAGTACTAAATCCAACGTATGTTGCCATAATTATTCCTGTCTAGTATTTATTACGCAGAAAGTCCATCTAGTTCCTTCAAGATAGAAGCCATCTTTTTACTAGAATCTTGCCATGTTGCGTAAGCTGTTTCTGCGGCAGGGCTATCAGGCCCTGATGTTTGTGACGCTAGTTTGTACGCATCACGTAAGTCATCTTGTTTTTCTGCCTCTGCATTGTAATCAGTAGTTAACTTTTCTACTTGCTTCAACTTTGCTGAGTCAGGTTGTGCTACAACACCTGCATTAGTGCTTCCGAACGGGATAGATGGAATCTTAGGATTACCTAGCAATGCTTTTGCTTGATCCTTCATCTTACTAAAGTCAAAGCTATCCGCAGCTACAGTCGGAAGTTTAACATCAACCGGTCCGCCTGCGCCCATACCAGCAATTGAACTATTCAACTTAGCTAATGCCCCTGGACCTAGTCCCGTGCTTGCTAATGCTTGTAGTCCACCTGCGCCCGTAACTTTGTCTTTTAGACCTCCGATAGCATCAGTTATTCCGCCCATTGATTTACCTAATGCACCTGTTACATCATTCATTGCGCTAGTCAATGAACCTGTACCCGGAATGTTTGGTAGTCCGGGTACGCTAGGCATTCCGGGAATATCAACAGAACCTGATGCTAACTTAGATGCACCTGCTTGTATATCACTAGCAAGTGCTTTGACTGATGGATTCAAATTAATAGCCGATGCAATAGATGATGAGCCACCGGGCAAGTTACTTGCACCACTAGGATCAGTAGTAAAACTCTTTGTCAATGAAGTCAATGCTGTACTACCTGCATTAATTGCCGCAGTAGGATCTATCTTCCCACCTGTTGCAGTTTTAACTGCTGAGCCTGCGGCTGCTAACGCACCTGATAATGACATACCGGAAGAAATACCCAAAGAACTCTTTGCTTTATCAGCTAATGAGGATAAGCTATAGTCAGTTTTGCCTGAATCTTCTGCGGCTGCTTCTTCATCATTTTTTGCTTTAATAGCAGTAAGGTTCAACGGTACACCCGGCGCACCCAATGACTTAAATGACTTAGTTACTGCACTGAACGCACCCGCTGCAGCGCCTTTCAAGTCATCTGCAATATTTGGAATACCACCTAATACGTTATTTGCTTTATCTGATAAACTCGCAGCAAAGTTACCGCCTGACACTAAATCTTTAACTGATCCCATTGCCGATGATAAACTTTCCGGCATCTTTAGCCCCAAGCCGGATGCAGCAGAATCTAAACTCAACCCGCCTGCTGTTCCTGTACCACCAATTGCTGACTTAACAAAGTCCATTGTTTTATTAATGCCTGCTGTGGCTGCACTCATTACTAAACCTGCTGTTTGGATTGGACTTTCTTTTCCTGTCATCAACCCAGTTGATTTCAATGCACTTTCTGCTTTAGCTAATAGTGTAGTAGCAGCGCCAGCTTGTGCTGGGATGTTGTTAGCTAAATCTCCCACAGACTTGACCCCGTCTTTACCGGTGAATACGTTTGTAGGTAATGCTTCGGTTAACGATTTGCCTTCAGCGATTAGTTTGTTTGCAACAACATCAGCTCCGGGTTTAATATTACCTGCTTCAGCCATTTGGGTAGGTGTTAGACCGACTGCACCGACTACTGCAACTTTTGTTCCTGCTACATCAGCAACACCTGCTGTTTGTGATACTGCATCCTTCAACGGACCAGTCGCTGCGTTGACTGACATTTGAGATACTACTGTACTCGTAGTTGCCGCATTCATGCTAGATGATGCAGCCTTACTAACCGGGGCCGTAGCTGATACTGCAGGAGATGTTGCTGCCGGTGGAGTAGCTGATGCTCCCGCATTTGCTGCTTGTACTGCAGGTGGAGGTGACGGAGGTAACTGAGAGTCTGCGCTCATATCAGTCTTTACATTCACGCCTTGACCGGCTGCTGCCCATGGGCTATGTGCAGGTGCTCTGCTTACAATACTTTGTAGTTTTGCAGGTGCAGCAGCATAACCCTTTTTACTGTCATATAATGTATCAGTATGTGCAACTAATGATTGTTGCTTGACTGCTTCTGGAGTCAACGATGCAGAACCTGTGTTCAAATTCACTTTGGCTCCGTTTAAGAATGCGTTGCCACCTGCTGCCAAACTGCCATCACCTTTGCTTGCTAAACTCATAGCTGCATCTACTTTGACAGTGTGATTGCCCTTTGTTTGTTGTTTGAAAGTTGTGCCAGCAAACTGTGTAGTTTCTTTAGAACTTTCTAAATGAATGTTTTCTGCGGCAATGTTTAAGTCTTTCGCCGCATTGATATTAATATTGTTATCAGCATGTAGGTTCAAGTCACCTTGTGTACGAATGTTAACTGAGTTACTAGCGTACATATCAATTGTACCCTCTTTACCCAACTCAATGTAACTCTGTCCGTTTGCGTGAATGATGAACAGTGATTGAATACTATCATTCATCATAATCATGTGACCAGCTGCCGTTCTGATTCTGAACAACTGATCCTTACCTGTTAAGTCACCGTCGTCCATTACTAGAGTATGCCCGCCCCTGCGCCCTACTACCTTGAAGTTTTTGTCAGGTACGCTGTTATCTTTAACTGCGTCTGCAATACTAGTATCATCATATCCACCTTCATAAATAGGACGACCCGGAGTACTGATACCGAACACACGACTAGGTGTTTCTCTAGCACTACTACTCCCGATTGTTCCTCTATCAGGATCTCTGATAAGACCTTGTTTGTTTAGAATCGCAGCTTGATAACTGTGAATAGGTCTAGGTTGATTTGTCAACATAGAACTGTTATCTTGCTTTTTGTTTGCGTTGTTGATTTCACCTACAGGCAATCTTGTTGCACCACCGTAACTATCTGCTTCACTTGAACTGTTAGCAATAATCTTGTCACTTGACGCAATAGCCGGAACCATGTGAGTTAGTCCGGGCTTCGGAATACATCCGATATAGTAGCCAAATTCACTAGAACCGTTTAAGAAGATACAAACTACTTCTGTACCGATATCAGGTGGTGTAGCCCAGAAACCATAGCTATGTGGGTTCCCAACATAGTCACCTTCTGCTCCTGAGCTAGCAGTGTTAGGAGTTGATCCGAAGAATGGACTCATGTAACTAACAGTAGTCCATGAGCCCGGTTCATTTTCATTACCAGTCTCTTGGCGTTTCAGATATACTTTAATACGACCGGAACGTGTGGGGTCGATGTTGTCTTTGACAATTCCTAAAACAGCACTAGGTATCGTTGCCGCACCGCCGCGGTCATCTTTATAGTTACTAGCCGTACCTCTCGTTTTTTGAATATCTTCACTCATGTCTTGTCTCTATGTTAAGTGCCGCCGCGAGGTCTACCCTCAACTGGCTGGTCTGCTTTAGATGCAGCATCTTTACCGCCAGGGTTATCATCCTCTGATGATTGTTTCACAGGTGTGCCAAACTCATCATACTGCCAACCCTTATTCAATTGACCATTATCGTTAAATGCTCCTGCGGTCTTATCTGGACCTTCAGGTGATGCATTGTCAACATCACCGTGTGCAAACTCAGGTAAGAATCCTTTTAGCGTTTGCTCAAATTTGCCCTTAGAGAATGTACTAGTTACTTGTGTTAGTTGATAGATGATGCCATTCGGTTTTACTTTCAAGTCACTTGAATATCTTGCAAATTGAATCTCACTGTCGGGGTTCATCAAACCAGTTGCATGGTCATAGTCTTCTACTTGTTGGAAAGCAATTTCAAAGAACACTTGCCCTGCATTCGGATTGATACTAAAATCAGGACCATACCATTTGTTGACGCCGCCACCTGATGTAGTTCCGATAGCTGGCATTAGATAATCAGGATCACCTAATATTTTCATTTTGAATTTTCGTTGGTCTTCTGGACTGTACAAGAAAGACTTTACACTGTTGATGATGTCATTCTTACCACTCTTGGTTGTAGTTGAGTCTGCGTTTTGTCCTGACTTCAATACAGTCTTTGCCGACTGATTGTTCTGTGTTTCAACATCACTTGCTAGTTGACCCTCAAGTGTATATGCTAAGTTGTAATCTTGCTCGTAACTTAGTATCTCAGTGTTCTTACCTGTATACCAATAATTGTATCTCTTATGGGGTCCATAGTATCTTGCAGTGTTATTAGCATACAATGAACGAATGTACGGAATCTCATACTTGGAGATTTTATATGTTATCTCGTGTGCATAGTCTTTGCGCTTGTCATCCCAGTCTAATTGCTTCACGCTGGTATTAATGTTGTACCATGATAGTGTTTTCGGATTTGAGTTCACATCAGTATCAGAATCAGAATCTTTAACTGTATCATTAATTTCTTTATCGTTAGCTAACATCATTTGCTTGATGTATTCACTTTGACTGATAACGTTATCGATTGCTTGAACAATCGGTATACCTGCTGGGATTTCAACTGTTCTAGTTTTCTTATCGACTGTACCTAAACGATTTTTCCATGCAGTTCTTTCGTTACTATCACCTTCCATAGACGCCATCGGAGTCTTTTCTTTGACATAGTAATCTTTCGGTACCATTAATGCATCACCGATTCCATCTGCTTCATCAAATTCAATTATATACTTGTTTGGAATTACATAGCCTGGGTTACGTTTCCTACGTTCATCATCTTCTAACTGGTTCAACATATCCTGTAAACCACTCACAGATTTTTTACTACTATCTTGTGATTTGCCTACCAATACATCTCTTACCGTTTCACCTGACACTGATACTTTTGCAGGCACTACGCCCATGTTAATACCCTTAGCCATCTGTTCTGCATACTGTACAGCAGTAATTGAATACACTGTCATTTTGCTTTCTAGTTTGAACTTGAATTCTTTGAATCTGATAGGAAACCCGCGTTCGAAAACAGACTGTGAATCAGTCTTAATCACACCTGGCTGTGGATAGTCTGATGATGTTACAATCTTACCATTCTTGTCGTATCCGTAGAATTTGATAACCATTAGAAAACCTTCGTTCAATGATTGAATCTGTTCCAATGTTCTATTAGTAGCGTCAGCGTTTCGTTGCTGTGATTGAATCATTGCTTTAGTTAACTTGGTGGGGAAAGTAAACCCGAATGGTTCGTAGATTTTAAATTTAAACGTGATTGAGTTGCTAGCACTGGCTGTATCTTTTGCACTAGTAAACGTGTCGATTTCAATATCGTCCATGTACAAGTCTAAATCAAATCCAGGCGCACGTTGACTATCAACACCTTTAGTTACGCCGCCGCTCTGTGCTACAAGTAGAAAATCTTTCAATGAAGAATAGTCACCCATCATATAACTGTTGAACTGTTTAGTGTTCATCATATACAATGATGCTTTATAAGTGTAGCTACTAAATTCAGATAACGGATTGTAATCTCTCAGACCAACTTTAGGTGCGGCATCAGTTGCTTTACTTGTACCTGCTTTACCCGCAACAGTTTTAGCCCCTAAACTAGCCTCGCCACCGCTTTCATCATCAGCACCTGTAGGTTTTTTAGTGTTGTCAGTAGGAGCATCATCTTTCTTTTCAGGAGATTTTGCTTCTTCTGCTTTTTTCTTTGCTTCTGGAATAGCGGCTTCAATGTCCAATCTTACTTGTCTCAACTGAGCAATCACGTTGTCATTGATTGAATTTATGAGGTCATTGAATAGAGTTGCGGCTTCAGCTTTTATATCAGGATCAGTTATGTTTGACATAACTGTTTTCTTTTCGTCATTTATGATACCTAGTTCTTTGACAGCCTCAGCTTTAAAATCAGCGTACTCAGTCTGCAACGCAGTCAAATCACCAACTGCACTGGGCACGGATAAATCTGCCGCAATATCATTATATCTACCTTGAAGGCTGATTAATGTGTCTACGTATCTATCCTTTAAGGCACTGAGTCTGTCATAGGTATCTTGTGCTTCTATTGGTAATGCCATGTTATAGTCCCAATGAATCTCTTAAAGTAGTTAGTTGAGGGATATAGATACCAGTGCCAGTAACAAAATCAAACATAGGATCTTTTAAACGGTTAGGGTTGCGTTGTGCGAACACCCACCATAACTTAGCATCACCATACATATCGTATGCTAGCAAGTCAGGACGCATATGATACGTTTGAGTTATCTCCCAGTAAATGTCTGCAGGATTCATGGGTATAGGTCTGTTGACCATAACATCTAAAAATTCACTGTTATATACTGATGTGTTAAAATATGGACTTGTTGGACCGTATGCCATTACCAAATACCTCCTCCGCCGCCTGGGCGTTTAGAACCTCGTGTCAACGAACCCTTTGCATATTTTTCTACACTGAAATTATCGCTGATATCCTTACGTGTCACTACAGGTACGAATGATAACTGAATTTGTATCTTAGTAGGCACATATGTAGGTGTACCTGTTGCTAAACTATTATTAACAAACTTAGGCTCTGCTTTAGTGCCGCCGGGTTTTACTTTACCTTTGAATGCCGACATCAATCTATCTAAGGGTGTTGTTGCTGCACTATTTATAGCGTTCTTACCTTCTTGGGCTATATTTGTTCCACCCCATACAGATGTAGATCCTGCACGAATGTAATCCACATCGTTAGGTAAGTTATATGTGAAGTTAGTCAATAACAAAGGATGTTTATCGAATTGGTATGCACCAAATCCACTCAAATATAGTAACGGTGGAGGAGTGCCTGCTCTAGGAGCCTGATCTTGTCCATAGAACATCTTAGTAGCTGACTTGAAAAAGTGTATTACTGCTAGAAGATAATTTGCTTCATATGTATCTTGTGCTGTAAAGTCTGCGGTAATTGTAATATCATCTACACTACTGTTTTTATAGAAATACAATTTGTAGTTCGAATGTGTCAGTTCACCCGGATCATAGTTTGCTCGATATGATGTTTGAATCTGAGGAGTGTATGGGAATAACACACCGTTAGTTCCTTGCAAGGGAAACAGTATGTCTCCTGCAGCTGCCGCATTGTATAGATACTTTACTCCATTTGTAGAAGGGGCAAGACTTAATCTAACACGCCAGTCATCTGGTTCTGCTGGCTTTGCTTTATTTGCTGCCGCAGCATTTGAGTTGACTGCTGAATTAGTTGACCCTGCTTTATTACTTGCGGCTGCTTCTCTACTTTTCTTTGCTGATTCGGCTGTTGCAGGCTCAACGAAGTCGCCGCCTACCCAAACAGGGTCATTGTCTTCGTTCAGCGACCAACCTGGCATCAAGTTACCATCATCATCATAAGGAGGTCCATGGTCTGCTGAGTTAGCCGAGCGTGATTCGGCTGCGCTATCAACTGTCTTTTGGTCTACATAAGAACCACCTACCCAGTAGTCACCTAACTCATCTGAGTATGCAAAACCAGGCATCAAGTTACCTTCATCATCACGTGAAGGGCCGTGGTCTGCTGGAGCAGCTTCATCCGTAACTGTTTTTTGTTCTACTGCGTCACCGCCCGATTTTATAGGTGTCCCGAACTCATCATAAGTCCATCCTTCTTTCAATGAACCATCTTCATTAAATGCTTGTGTGTTTTGATACGCCTGTCTATCTTGTGATGCTTGATATTGTGTCGCTGGATCAACGTAGTTAGGATCTGTTTGGACGTAAAATTGTCCAGTAGGATCTAATGCCCAGCCGGGTAATACGTTGCCGTTATCATCGAATGCTACGCCCATCTCAGAGCCTGCAGGGATTCCCTGCGCAGTTAATTGTTGCGTTGGCCCAACAAAGTTTGGATTTACGTCAGGTACACCGGTCTTTTGTGTCGATGGGTATTCATTACCCGTAGTGCCATCGTTTTCATAATACTGGTCTGAAGATGTTTGCGTAGTTGCCATGATTATACCTTTACTAAATATATTTATCGCATCAAAAATCCCCAATTTTTACCGTTTCTATTGCTTTCTGCAAACGAAAGTATTACAATGTTCTCATCATAATAACGGAGCCATATGAGCCTAATACCACATAAAAAACCAGTAAATTACTTAAACAATAAAGATATCTTAAAAGAGATTCATAGTAGCAAAACAACCTATTGTACTTTCTTGGACCCGCTTAACGACCACAGATATGACTTCATCGTTGACTTACCAGATAGCACGATTAAACAAAGTTTAGAGTATGCAAGTAAACCTGAAGTCATTCAGGAAGCTAAAGAAAACAGAGCAGCTAGATTAAGTTTAGAAGCCGGAGTCAAAGATTCAGTAGATCCGGCAACCATCAAAGATACCGACTTAGTATTCAGAATTATGACTTGGGATCATGTCCCAGTAGCACCAAAAGCACCCCGTAAAGTAGACAAGAAAAAGACAGCTAAAGATATCTTTGAGATTGAAGAAATCGATGAGTTGTTTGAAGATTTAGAAGACACTACAACCAAAAAAGAAGTTGACGACATGGTTCATGTTAAGGTCAACTTCCCGCCATTCCAGCATTTCAGAATGGGTCGCACTGGATCATTCAAGTGTATCGGTAAGAGTCATTGGAAGGGCGATTTGAAAGAAGGTGAGTTCTCTAAGGATCACGGTCAAATCACAAACAAGCTAGCCCGCATGTACATTATGATGTGTGAGAAATACGCTATGAAGTTTAACTGGCGTGGCTACACATACAACGATGAAATGCGTAACAGTGCCATTTTACAATTGACATACGTTGGGTTACGATTCAATGAAGCCAAATCAGCTAACCCGTTCGCATACTACACAGCCGCTATTACTAACAGTTTCTGCCGTGTATTGAACACTGAGAAACGCAATCAAAACATTCGTGATGACATTCTGGAGATCAATGGGTTGAATCCAAGTTGGAGTCGCCAATCTAGTTCTTCTACATCATACGAAGAATAGGTCAAATTACTTAACCATAGGGGTTGCTTTCGTAACCCCTATTCCTATATACTAACAACTATGAGTAACCTTTTTAATAAAGCCGCTGTCTTCACGGACATTCATTTCGGACTAAAATCAAATAGCCAAGTACACAATCAAGACTGTGCAAACTTTGTAGATTGGTTCATTGAGAAAGCCAAGCAAGAGAAATGTGAAACATGTTTCTTCTTAGGTGATTGGAATCATCACAGAGCAAGCATCAACATTCACACATTACAATATGGATTACAAGCACTTGAAAAACTTAATCAAGCATTTGACACTGTTTATTTTATACCCGGTAATCACGATTTGTATTATCGTGACCGCCGTGATATTCATTCCGTTGAGTGGGCTAAACATCTTCCGAACGTTAAAATCATCAACGACTTCTTTGAAGAAGGTGACGTAGCTATTGCACCGTGGCTTGTACAAGAAGATTACAAGAAGTTAAAAGAAATGAAGGGCAAGTACTTGTTCGGTCATTTCGAATTACCACACTTTTACATGAATGCTATGGTTGAGATGCCCGATCACGGGGAACTTAACGCAGACCAGATATCTGGGTTTGATAAAGTATTCTCAGGTCACTTTCACAAACGTCAAGCAAAGAAAAACGTTTGGTACATTGGTAACGCATTCCCTCACAACTACGCAGATGCAGGTGATGATGCTCGTGGCATGATGATTTTAGAGTGGGACAAAGAGCCAGAGTTTCATAGCTGGCCGAAGCAGCCCTTGTTTAGGGTTTACAAACTCAGTGAAATCTTAGAAAACCCTAAGGGTTTGCTATTACCTGACAGTCATGTTAGAGTACATCTAGATATTGATATTAGTTATGAAGAAGCAAACTTCATTCGTGAAACCCTTATCCCCGAACACAACCTACGTGAAATGTCGTTGATTCCAATGAAGGTTGACCATGTTGAAGAAGAAGGTAAGGGTGATTTGAAGTTTGAGTCAGTAGACCAAATCGTCATTGACCAAATCAACGCTATCGAATCAGCTACATTCGACAAAAAGATTTTGCTAGAGATTTACACTAACCTATGATACACAAACTAGCAAAAGAAGCAGGGTTCTTTGTGAAAGATGATGAAATTTATACCAGTAAATTAGAACATCTTCCCATCACAAAAGACCTTGAACAATTCGCAAAACTTGTTATCAAGCAATACAAACAAGAAGAACGCAAAAGCCGCAAAGAACTAAAAAGCAAATTAGGCTATTCACGCATTGGACTTAACAATATATGATTACATTAAAGAGCATAACATTACGAAACTTCCTATCAATCGGACAAGTCACACAAGCAGTAGACTTTGACAAACAAGACTTAACACTAATTCTAGGCGAGAACTTAGACTTAGGTGGTGACGGTGCTCGTAATGGTACCGGTAAAACCACATTGATTCAGGGTTTGTCGTATGCTTTGTTCGGTAACCCGATCAACTCAATTAGAAAAGATAACTTAGTCAATAGAACTAATGGCAAAGCCATGATGGTTACGCTTGAGTTCACTGCTAATGGCATTGACTATAAGATTGAACGCGGTCGTAAGCCGAACATCTTACGTTTCTACGTTAACAACGTACAGCAAAAACAAGACGATGCACAAGGTGAGAATAAGGAAACACAAGCTCAAATCGAAAAAGTAATTCACATGGGCGGGGACATGTTTAAGCACATTGTTGCGTTGAACACTTACTCTGACCCATTCTTAGCTCTTAAGTCAAACGAGCAACGTGAAATCATTGAACAGTTACTCGGTATCACATTGCTATCTGAGAAGGCTGAAGTCATCAAAGTCATGTTGAAAGATACAAAAGACGAAATCCAACAAGAAGAATTCAAAGTCAAAGCAGTTGAAGAAGCTAACAAACGAGTTAAAGAACAGATTGATAGTTTGAAGCGCCGTAAGAACCTATGGCAATCTAAACATGAAAGTGACTTGAATTACTTAGTAGCCCAATATGACGAGTTAGCCAAAATTGACATTGATGCTGAGTTGATGGCTCACAAAGACCTAGTCATCTGGAACGAGAAAAAGAAACAACAAGAAACATACGATGCATTAGTTGCTAGACAAACAGCCTGGCAACAAAAGTATGACAAAGACATGGATACGTTACAGAATCAACTAGCTAAGTTAGATTCAATTGACATTGTTGAAGAAATTCAAGCGCACCGTGCCCTAGCAGAATATAACGAACAAACAGCATTACTAGATGCAAGAGATAAGGAACTTGCCCGTCTTACTAAAGATATTGACAAGGAAGACAAGTTAATCAAAAAACTTATCGCAGAGATTGAAACATTGAAAGAGCACAAGTGTTATGCTTGTGGTCAAGACTTCCACGATGAACAACATACTAAGGTTTTAGCTGATAAAGAGAAGATGCTAGAGGATGCACAGTTCCATGCAACTACTTTGTTGAATCAATGGAATGAACAACGTCAGATTCAAATCTTTGTTGCGGAAGTTAAACCGAAGACACACTACAAAACAGAAGCAGAAGCTATTCGTCATGGTTCAGATGAAAATAACATCGCTATAAAAATCTTAGAAAAAGAAAAAGAAGTTGATCCGTATGCTGAACAACTTAAAGAATTGAGTTCTGTCAATCCTGGACCTCAACCCAAGACACATTATGATACAGAAGCTAAGGCAGTTGAACATCGTAGTACAGTTAATAACTTACTAGATGCAATCGCTAAGAAGGGTGATGAAACTGATCCGTACTCGGATCAAATCACTGAAATGGAAGCTAATGCACTACAAGCGATTGACTTCACACGTATCAATACGCTAACAAAGACAATGGAACATCAAAAGTTCTTGCTTGACATTCTAACTAGCAAGGATTCATTTGTCCGTAAGAAGATTATTGACCAGAACTTGAGTTATCTCAACGGTCGTTTGACACATTACTTGGATGCAATCGGTTTGCCCCACCAAGTTGTGTTTAAAAACGACTTACAAGTTGAAATTACTGAGTTAGGTCGTGAACTTGACTTTGACAATCTATCACGCGGTGAACGTAACCGTCTAATTCTAGGCTTGTCGTTTGCTTTCCGTGATGTTTGGGAGAGTTTGTATCAACCTATCAATACATTGTTTATTGACGAGTTGATTGACAGTGGTTTAGACACTATGGGTGTCGAAAACTCAATCGCTATTCTCAAAGATATGAGCAGAAAGCGTAAAAAGTCAATCTGGCTCGTTTCTCACCGTGAAGAACTAGCTGGCCGTGTACCAAACGTCTTAAAAGTCGTCAAAGAGAACGGATTTACAAGCTATAATACAGCGGTTGATATAGAATAATATTGGGCACAGTTTTCAAGTATAAGTAGTTGTATGCCAAGTCCACAAAAAGCCAAAGGTTCAGGTTACGAACGTACAGTAGCCAAGTTTCTATCAGATTTATACGGAGAGTCGTTTATTCGTGCTCCGGGTTCTGGGGCTTATGTGGGTGGCAAGAATCAATCAAGGACGCAGTTCTTGCACGAAGGTCAGATTCGTTCATTCAAAGGAGACATTGTTCCAGGACAATCGTTTACTAAGATGAATATTGAATGCAAATTCTACGCTGACTTTCCGTGGCACTTAACTCTTACGGGTGAGTGTAGTCAACTTGATTCGTGGCTAGATCAATTACTTGACGTTGAAGACGAAGGTGATCTAAACATTCTTTTTATGAAGTTTAATCGCAAAGGTCAATACGTTGCTGTACAAGGCAAGCATACATGGATGGGTGATAACTGCCTATTCTATAGTAGCAAGAAGTACGGCGATTGGGTAATCATGGAACATTCTAGCTTTTTCGACAAAAACGCAGATTTAGTAAAACTATATTCAAGCACACCAGACACCACGTCAAACATTTCAATTCCAACCACTTAATAAAAGCAGACACAAAGTTCGCATAATATAAAAATTCGTAGTCTTGATTGCAAGACCTCCTTGAGATTGTACAGATTGTGCTGTGCCGTCAGATTCTGGAGTATAGATGCTAGTGATAGTATCGACACACCGAGAAGGCTCTCGTCAAAGCGAACCTTCAATGAGTTTATAGCTACTCTATCTTGATGCTATAAAACATGCGTTTCAGGGTCGGTCAATACAAATGAGATATTGATTAGATTCAACTACAGTCCATAAACCTTACAGGGGAACCGGTGGCGTAACGTGACGAAAAGGGTCAACGTTTACGGGAATAGATAGCACGGATGACGGGCATGGCAAATCCCTTAACCATTGGTAGTGCTTGAATAGCACTACCATGGCTTCTAAGCGGCAATTGATACCCCACTAATTATAGTGATGAAAAAATTAAATTGAATTGAAAACTCTTACCGAACATGATACTGAGCGAAGCGAAGTATTATGAGAAGGTAGATGAGCGAAGCTCATCTTTAAGATAGAAAGTAATTAATCCTAAGTTAGTATAAATGACTAATAACGGCTAAAGAACAGAGATTAGAAGAATGGCATCTTTGAGTTCTTAGTAGTTTCTAAGTTATCCTCAATAATCTTACTTATGGAATGTCTCTCATCAATACTCATGTTAAGTATATCCTCATAGGATACACCGCCACGCATATACCATGACATTTTCATTGCTCCTGATTTAATGTCATGGCACTCACGTTCCATCTGATCGATTAGTGACTTGATCTCCTCGGAACCAAGGAGAAGAAGCCTCATTCGAAAAAATTAGAAATGTTGATGTTAAAGGGTTGGGTGTACTCGTTACTGCAATGTAAGCACTTGATTTCTAATGGCTTCAATTCAGTGCTCTTACGTAGTTCTACATTGGTGTCTCTAATCTTATTGTATGTGTTTTTATCACAGTTAGTTAGAAACTCTCTAATGAAATTCTTGTCTAAAACAGTAGAGTCTGGGGTTTTGATATACTCAATCGTATCAATCATCAAGTCAAGAGCCATTTCATTGATGGTTGTTAGGATTGCCGAAGTCTTTTTGTTACGTTCTTCTGCATCTTCAATAGAATCTACTTGGTTCAACATGCGTTGGATCTCAAATTGACTTTCGCCTGCGCCATTGATTTGCTTGTAGTTCAATGGTTGGAACTTTACTTGGATAAACTCATCGATATCTAATAGACTATTGTAATCTCCGGGCTTAAAGCTAGCTAATACTCCTGATAAGTTCAAGTCAAACTTGCTAGATTCTTCACACTTAGGACATACAGTTTCTAGTTCCATCATTTGACCATTCGTAGCCATACGAATAGCAACTAAGATCGGATCTAAGTCAACGTTTAAAATTTCCCAGGGGCGTTTAATTGATGGAACACAGCTTTTGATAATCTCAGTTACAGCTAAGCCGTTATACAATGCGTCTGGGGTTCTGCTAGTAATCTCGTCAATTGCAGTCATCGGGTATACTGGCAATTCACGGTTTTCTGGGAATTCAATCGCACCTTGACTATATCCTACACCGTTTGATGGTAGTTTTAGATATAAAGCTGGTCTGCGAAAGTATTGTCTTAATGGGTTGTTTGCTGTGTCGGCCATGTGGGCTCCTAATTTTATGGGTATTTCTTTGTACTAAATACAATATAGCAAACTATTTATAAGACCAAAAAATGGCTGACGAAAAACCTCTCATCACCCCTGAACATCGTGCTTTAGTGGACGCCTTTTCGGACGCAATGCGTACCGGTAGCCGTGAGGCTGGCGCCAAAGCTGAAGCTGATAAACAAGCCGCCGCTAAAGCAGAAGAAGCATCTCAGCGACTTAAACAGATGAACGAAGCATTGCGTTCGTCTGTGCTTGATATGACTAAGAACTTCGCTGCAGGTGGCGAAGGGTTATCTAAGTTCGGTGGTTCAGTTACAGGTGCCGCTGATGGCGTTGGTAATTTTGTAGGGAAGTTAGGACCACTGGGCTTTGTTATCGGCGGCCTAATTAAGATTTTCGGTCAAGTTGCAGCTGCCAGCTTAAAGCAAAATGATGCATTGATGAAATCATACAGAGAACTTGCTGAAGCAGGCTCTGTAAGTGGTAGCTTAGAACAACTAAGAGATGACCTACACAAAGTAGGCTTAACATCAGAAGAAGCCGAAAAGTTCGGCGCAATGTTGAAAAAGAATGCTCCTGAATTGGCAGCATTCGGTGGTAGTGTAACAGCAGGTAAAGAGAAACTGCTTGGCGTTATTCAGGGCATGATCGGTCCTAATAACGAAATCGAACGTGCTATGGCGCACATCGGTTACGGCGCAGAAGAAATGCGTGATGCCACTGCTGACTACATCGCCAAACAGGCAAAATTGGGTCTATCACAAGCTAAGACTGAAGCAGAACTAAGACAAGAATCATCTAAGTACATGGTTACATTGCGTGAGTTGCAAGAGTTAACTGGTATGAGCCGTGATGAAGCACAAAAGTTAATGGATCAACAAATGAGCGAGTATCGCTATAATGAATACTTGCGACAGTTAGAGTTATCTGGAAAGAAAGAAGAAGCAGCTAACTTGCGTAGTTATATGGCAAGTTATGAAAAGACATTTGGTAAGCAAAATGCCAATGACTTGATGGAACAAATCGTCAACAAGGGTGCTGCAGTGGGAGAAGCTAGTACTCGTGCTATGCTTTCTACGCAAAACAAAGGTTACGAGAATGCGATGAAAGCCCAAAAGGGTCAAATTGACATGTACGACGGCTTGAAAGATACAGCAGCCGGTATGCGTAGAAACATGAATCAGTTGGGTGTAGCGTATAATCAAGCTGGACAGCAAATTGGTACATTGACCGGGTCAAATGAAGGTTTGATCGGTATGCAAATGATGGAAGGTAAAACCAGACAAGAAGTTCAGAAGAAGTTGAAAGAAGCGATGAACACTGAAAAAGATCGCTTAGATACAAACGTTAAAACTGAACAAGAAGCACGTGCATTGCGTATTGCGGCGGATAAAGGTATATACGAAGTTGGTAACATGGTTGTGAGTATGTTTGAGAAATTAACTCGTGCTATGTTTGGATTCGGTAAAGGTCTTGCTAAGATTATTGATACGATATCATCTAAGATTCCTGGAATGGGTCAAACTCATTTATCAGATGCGTTTAGAGATGCTGACGATGTTGCTAGTGATTTAGAGTCTACACGCCAGTCTAGAGCCGCTATCGCAGAAGACTTGATTGCAACCAAAGCAAAACTTGAAGCTACTGAAGCAGAAATTGGTAAGCAACTAGACATACGTGACAAAGCAAACGAGCAGATAAAGATAAAGCAAAAAGAGATTAATGATCTAACTGCTAACTTGAGTACAATGAAGGGCGAAGATAGAAGAAAAGCCTACATGGATCTTGAAGTTAAAAAGAAAGAGTTAGCTCAAGCAGAACACGAAAAGAAAAAATCTGAGAAAGAATTCAATTTAGCCGAAAAAGATGCAGCGTTACAAAAACAACGTAAGCAAATTTTAGATAACGAACAAAAACTACAAGCTGAAGATAAGCGAATCCAGGAGCTAGAAAAAGAACAAGCTAGTATGGAGGCTACCCCAAGCTCTAGATCGGCTGCAACTAGTAGCGCTACCGGTGGCGGTAAAGGCGGCGGTGCTCCTTTGTCTGCTGCTAAAAATATGGAGGGCAATAGATCCCTAACCACTGAGATTACGAGTGCTGATGGTAAAAAAGAAGTTCGTCAAGGTGGAACGATAAGTTGGAGAAACAACAACCCTGGCAACTTGCGTGACGGTAAGTATTCCAGAGAGTATGGTTCTATCGGTACAGCAGGTGGATTTGCCGTGTTTCCTGACATGGCAACTGGTGAAAAAGCACGTGAACGTTTGTTGTTTGAAAGTGATTTGTATAAAGGACTATCGATTGGTTCTGCTATTAGTAAGTATGCACCTTCGTCGGAAAACAATACTCGTGCGTACATTCAGCAAATTCTAAACGCAACTGGCGCAAAAGAAACTACTGCGATGGCAGAACTAACACCAGAACAGCGCCAAGCTATGCTAGCGGCAATGAAACAACATGAAGGTTTCAAAGAGGGTACAATTAAACAAGCACACGGTGGCGGCGTATTTGATGGTCCAGATTCCGGTTACCCTGTTATGTTACACGGAAATGAAGCAGTTATCCCTATGCCTAACATGGGTGACTTCATCAAGGATGTGAAAAAAGAAAGTCTAGCTGCACTGAGCAACACACAAGTTACTAACCAAAACACAGTCACGCAACCTTCAATTGACATGAGTGGTTTAGAAAAACTAATAGTAGAAGTAATGGCTACGAAGTTTGATGACATGATTAGTCATTTAGATTCAGCTAACGATACCCTCAGTAACATATTAAAGCATGCCAAGGCTTAATAGATAAATATATAACTATGTCTTATAAGAAACGTTTCCGCGCTCCCAATTTAACCGGCGTTAATAGCCCGATATCCGGTGCCAACAGTAACTCTGGGGCATGGAACAGTCCAGTAGATCCTGCACAAGGATATGCTAATGCAGACTTTGGATACAAGAACTATGGTTCTCGTTTACCTGAAGTCTATACAGGTCACCCTAACCGTATTGAACGTTATAATCAGTATGAAATGATGGACGTTGATGCAGAAATCAACGCATGTTTAGACATTATTGCTGAGTTCAGTACACAGAAAAACGAACAAAACAACACTCCTTTTGAGATTGAATTCAGAGAAGATCCTACTCCCCACGAAGTAGAACTAATCAAAAAGCAATTACAACAGTGGTGTAAGTTGAATGAATTTGATACTAGAACATTCAAAATCTTCCGTAATACATTGAAATACGGCGATCAAGTATTCGTCAGAGACCCAGAAAACTTCAAGTTATACTGGGTTGACATGACTAAAGTAGTCAAAGTTATCGTTAACGAAAGTGAAGGAAAGCTTCCTGAGCAGTATGTTATTAAAGACATTAACGTTAACCTACAAAACTTAAGTATAGCAGAGAAAACAACAACTGACTTTATGACACCGCAGGGCCCAGGTGGATTTGGTGGTGCAGCTAGCTATACAATCCCAAATGCTGGTTCAGCAGGTGGTGGTTCTGGTAGCAGATTCACAATGGGTTTGAATGAAGCCGCAGTTGATGCGAAGCACGTTGTTCATTTGAGTTTAACAGAAGGTCTAGACCGCTACTGGCCTTTCGGACAATCAGTACTAGAAAACATTTTCAAAGTTTTCAAGCAAAAAGAATTGCTTGAAGATGCTATTCTAATCTATCGCATACAACGTGCTCCTGAACGCAGAGTATTCAAGATTGACGTTGGTAACATGCCAAGTCACATGGCTATGGCTTTCGTTGACCGTATTAAGAATGAGATTCACCAACGTAGAATCCCAAGCATTCAAGGTGGTCAATCAGTAATGGATGCAACATACAACCCATTGAGTATTAACGAAGATTACTTCTTCCCTGTTACTGCTGATGGTCGTGGCTCAGACGTTACGACATTGCCAGGTGGCGACAACTTAGGTCAAATTGATGATTTGCGTTATTTCAACAACAGATTGGCACGAGGTTTGCGTGTACCAAGTTCTTACTTGCCACAAGGGCCAGAAGATAATCCTACTCCCCTCAGTGATGGACGAGTCGGTACTGCAATGATTCAAGAATTCCGCTTCAATCAATACTGCGAACGTCTACAGAACTACATTGCTCAGAAGTTAAATGATGAGTTCAAGTTGTTCATGCGTTGGAGAGGATTGAATATTGACGGTGGTTTGTTTGACATTAAGTTCAACGCACCACAGAACTTTGCTGCATATCGTCAGTCAGAACTAGATACAGCACGTGTTTCAGTATTCCAAACAATGGAAGCATTCCCATACATCAGTAAGCGTTTTGCATTGCAGCGATTCTTAGGATTGACAGAAGAGGAAATCGAAGAAAATCAGAAGATGTGGTTTGAAGAACGTGAAGAACCAGAAGATTCCGAAGCATCTGGTAGCGACTTACGTAGTATCGGTATTAGTCAGGGTGATATGGAAGCTGATGCTGATACACTTGACGAGATTCCAGACGAAGGTATGGAACAAATGCCACAAGATATGGCAGGACAACCCGCAGTTGGACAGCCAGCTGATATGGGCGGAATGGGTGCTGCACCACCAGTAGCATAAATAATAGTATGAAATTATTTGAAATGTATGACGCTCCAAAGAGCGATGCTTATCAGGATGTTGCTAAAGACAACAGCAAACCTAAGTGGAAGCAATCCCGTAAGACTAAACTTACATTGAAACAAATCAGAAAATTACGCAAGATGAATGACGTTCGTAACTATGAACGTGTACAAAACTTGAAGAAGATCCGTAAGCAATATACACCGGTTCCTGAAGAAGGCGCAATGCCTTCACTATAAATTGCAAAAAACGCAAAAAATGAGCACTTATTGTGCTCTTTTTTATGATACGCACTAAGTATTATTACAAAGCCATTTCATTAGGAGATTAAACAATGGATAATAAAAAATTTGAACAACTTATTGATTTGATTATCAATGAGAATGAAGAACAAGCTAAAGCATTGTTCCATGATATCGTGGTTGAAAAGAGCCGTGAAATCTATGAATCAATGATGGATGAAGAATTAGAAGAATCCGCTGAAGAAGAACTAGAAGAAGGTACTGAAGAAGAACTAGAAGAAGGTACTGAAGAAGAACTAGAAGAAAACATGGGCATGGGCGGTGAAGTCGGTGGTCTATTAGACGAAATCGGTGCTGAAGAAGAAGGCATGACTGAAGAAGATGATGAATTTGCTGACATCGACATGGGCAGCGAAGACGACGGTGAAGTTCCAGAAGGCGACTTAGAAGACCGCGTTGTAGAATTAGAAGACAAACTAGACGAGCTAATGGCTGAATTCGAAGAAATGATGGGTTCAGAGGGCGGCGAAGAATTCGGTGGTGACGACATGGGCGGCGACGACATGGGCGGCGAAGAATTCGGCGGCGAAGAAGAGCCAGTCGGTGACGAAGAAATGATGGAAGCTGTACAGTTGCAGAAAGTTTCTGTAACACACGGTGACAACGGTGTAAACAACAAGTCAATCGTATCAAGCGGCCCTAAAGTTGGTGGTAACGGCGCAACAGCAGCTAATATCGCTAAAGGTGGCGTAGCTTCTGGCGAAGGCACTAAAGGTGGTTTGTTAAACCCTGCAGTTAAAGACATTCCTGGTAACTACAAGAATGCTCCAGGCAAAGGTAACTTCTCTGAAAAGGGTGAATCAGTTGCTAAGCCAAAGCAAGGTGATGACGGTGTAAACAAGAAGTCAATCACTAGTGAATCACGTAAAGTGAAAAGCACTAAGAAGATTGTTAAGTAAGGATACCTGAGATAATGGCTTTGTATCTTAAAGAGCATCTAACTTTCGACAGAGCCGCAATGGTTGTCGAAAGTGAAGGTGAAGGTAGTAAGAAGTCCCTTTATATGAAAGGGATCTTCATTCAGGGTGGGGTAAAGAACGCCAATGAGCGTGTTTATCCCGTATCTGAAATCGATAATGCTGTCAATACTCTTAACGAACAAATTTCCGGCGGTTACTCAGTATTAGGCGAAGTCGATCACCCAGATGATTTAAAAATCAACTTAGACCGTGTATCACATATGATTACTCAAATGTGGATGGATGGCGCTAATGGTTTCGGCAAGCTAAAGATTTTACCAACTCCAATGGGACAGTTAGTGTCTACTATGTTGGAGAGTGGTGTCAAACTAGGCGTATCAAGTCGTGGTAGCGGAAACGTGAATGACATGAATGGCCATGTCAGTGACTTTGAAATTGTCACTGTGGATATCGTTGCACAACCGAGTGCTCCTAATGCTTATCCTAAAGCAATCTATGAAGGGATGATGAATATGCGTCATGGTCATAGAACGCTTGAGATTGCAAAAGACGCACAGAGCGATGCAAGAGTACAGAGATACCTGAAGGAGGAAGTAATGCGCCTCATCAAGGATCTTAAAATTAAATAAGGGGATTATGCATGTTAGATGCTATCAAACCATTACTTGAATCTGGCTTAATCAACGAAGAAACTTCTGTTGCTTTGAATGAAGCATGGGAATCTAAGTTGAACGAAGCTAAGGAACAAGTACGTGCTGAATTGCGTGAGGAATTCGCACAACGTTATGAACATGATAAGAACGTAATGGTAGAAGCCCTAGACAAGATGGTAACAGATGGTCTATCAGCAGAGATTGAAGAATTCAATGTTGAAAGACGAGCAATGAACGAAGACCGTGTTGCTGCAAAGCGCAAGTTGCATGAGAATGCAACAAAGTTCAATAATTTCATGGTAACTAAGTTATCAGAAGAAATCAAAGAACTACGTGCAGAGCGCAAGATCCAAAAAGAAAGCCAAAGCAAGCTAGAACAATTCGTTGTTCATGCATTGTCACGTGAAATCAAAGAATTCGCACAAGACAAGCAAGCAGTTGTTGAAGCTAAGGTCAAGTTAGTTGCAGAAGGACGTAAACAATTAGAAACACTAAAGACACAATTTGTGACTAAGAGTGCTGCTAAGATGAACGAAGCTGTTACTAAGCACTTGAAGGGTGAAATGAGCCAATTGAAAGAAGATATTAAGACTGCTCGTGAAAACGATTTTGGTCGCCGTATTTTCGAATCTTTCGCTAGTGAATTCAGCACAACTTATCTACAAGAGAAGGCTGAAACTCGTAAGTTGTTCGCACAACTACAAGCTAAGGATGTTCAGTTAGCTGAATCTATCAAATCAGCTAAAACTGCAAAGCAGTTAGTTGAATCAAAAGAACGTGAAATCCGTATCATCAAAGAGTCCAATGAACGTACAAAGGTCATGGGCGAGTTGTTAGGTTCTTTAAACGAAGAAAAAGCAACAGTGATGAAGGATTTACTAGAAAGCGTCCAGACACCTCGTCTACAAGCCGCTTTCGATAAGTATTTACCAGCAGTATTAAACAACGCTACTGAGAACAAATCTTCAAAGCAAGTAATCAAAGAAAGCGTTGAAGTTACTGGTAATAAAACTGCCACCAAGCCAGTTGAAGTCGAAGCACGTGATAACGTGATTGACATTAGACGTTTGGCAGGGCTATAAAATTAAAGACATAATTTAGGAGATTATATAAATGTCACAAGTTCTATTAGAAAGCCGTTGGGATGAGACTAAAGAAGCCCTGTTAGAAGGTCTTAAAGGTACTCGCCGCTCAACAATGGGTGTTATCTTAGAAAACACCAAAAAGTCACTACTATCTGAATCTTCAGCTGGTACAACAACTGCAGGTAACATCGCTACATTAAACCGTGTGATTTTGCCAGTTATCCGTCGTGTAATGCCAACAGTTATCGCTAACGAGTTGGTAGGCGTTCAGCCAATGACAGGTCCAGTTGGTCAAATCCATACTCTACGTGTACGTTATGCACAATCATTGCAGGATAACAGTGCTGCTCAAACTAGCGTAACAGCTGGTGAAGAAGCATTGAGCCCATTCAAGATTGCTCAAGCATATTCTACACAAACTAAAGATAGCTCATCATCAAGCATCTACGGTGGCAATAATACTGCTGCTCTAGAAGGCAACGGTGGTAAGCAAATCAGCGTACAAATCTTGCGTCAAGCTGTTGAAGCTAAGTCACGTAAGTTGCAAGCACGTTGGACATTCGAAGCTGCTCAAGACGCACAAAGCCAACATGGTATTGACGTTGAAGCAGAAATCATGGCCGCTCTTGCTCAAGAAATTACTGCTGAAATCGACCAAGAAATTCTATTGTCATTGTCAACATTGGCAACAACAGAATACACATACAACCAAGCTGCTGTATCTGGTACAGCTACATTCGTTGGTGACGAACACGCTGCTCTAGCTGTTCTTATCAACCGTGTTGCTAACTTGATCGCTCAACGCACTCGTCGTGGCGCAGGTAATTGGGCTGTTGTTTCTCCAGCTGCATTGACAGTATTGCAATCTGCAACTACTTCTGCATTTGCTCGTACAACAGAAGGTACATTCGAAGCTCCTACAAACACTAAGTTTGTTGGTACATTGAACGGTGCTATGCGTGTTTTCGTTAACAGCTATGCACAAGATACACAACCAGTTCTAGTTGGTTACAAAGGTACATCAGAAACAGATGCAGCGGCATTCTATTGCCCATACATCCCATTGATGTCATCTGGTGTTGTTCTAGATCCATCAACATTCGAACCAGTCGTATCATTTATGACTCGTTACGGTTATGTTGAGTTGACAAACACAGCATCTAGCTTCGGTAACGCTGCTGACTACTTAGGCGAAATCGCTGTTTCTAACCTAACATTCCAATAATCATTGGATTAACTCTTACCCTTCGGGATGGGAAGTTACAATTAAGCACTCTTCGGAGTGCTTTTTTGTTTCCTGGCATAAATAATATTATGCAGTTCTATATGAAGTGCAAACATTTCAAAGGAAATATATCATGGCATATACAAACAAAAGACACGGTAATACATACGATCAATCAAACTTTGCTACACGTAAGTTAGCATTCGTTGTTATCGACATGAACACAGACGTTGAAACAAACTACGATCAAATCGGTAGCTTGTATCAATTAGCTGTACAAGGCATCCAACAAGTTGGTGAATTGTATGCATTGGGCGCACCAAACGGTAACTACTTCACAGCAGTTATCTCTGACGACACATTACCATACGGTGATGGTGAAGCAATGGCTGACGGTGGTCGTCAATCAGTGGTTGAAGCAGCTATCAACGAAGCAACTGGCGCATCATGCAATGCATGGAACGCTGTGTTGAACGGTGATTCATTGAACTACGATTAATCTTTAGATTATCAAAATCAAAAGCACACTTCGGTGTGCTTTTTTTATGGCGCTACAAGACCCAATTGTTGATTAATGATAAATAAGATATAAGATAATATTTGGGACCATACATGGCAGCAGACGCATTCAACTCAGCAGGTGGCTATACAGTAAATATACCGCCTATACAAGTTATAGATAGTAATGGCAACATTACTAGCAACCGTGCATCTTTTGGCAATGTGGCTATCTCTGGTAACTTAGCAGTATCAGGTGATTTGGCAGCGACTAACTTTTTCGGTAACGTTCAAGGTAACATCAATGCTAACATTACAATTACTGGTACTGATGGTGCATTCATTTACAACAATTTAGGATTAGCAACTACAGCAGAGGGTGTGATTTATGATAACACTACACAATCTGTAACGGTTCAAGAAGATTTGACTGCTAATACTTTCTCTTTGGGAATAGGTGTTAATCAGTTTTATCACATCTCATCTTTTGTTGCAACTACGAACAGCATGGCAGCAGACCAAGTATTACATAGAGTTCCAGCCGGAAGCGTCATTTCAATGGACTATACAATCATTGCAACTGATGTGGTGGCTAACACAAGACAAACTAGTAAGTTAATTGCTAGTGTTCTGGGGAGTGACGTAGGGTATTTTGAATATGGTACCATCGATGCCCCTATTTCAAGCCCGGGGGTAGGGGATTTCAAGGTTAACTTTGTCCCAGGTGGCGCAACTGGTAACGTTACATTGACTGTAACACCGGTATCAGCACACTTAACAAACTACAAAATTTTGATAACAAGCTATAAAGCATAAGGATAAAATATGGCAATTAGAACATTCAACTCAGTCGGTGGTTTTTCATATGGTGAAAACGCAACCATAGTCATCTCAACAGATGGCAATATTAGTAACGTAGCTAATGCGGTAATCGGTAATGTCACTGCATCGACCCAGATCACTGCTGGTAATGTTACGTCAAACAATTTAGCTAACACACGTGTTACATTCACTAAAGATAGTGTATTATCTGACAGTGCAAACTTTACATTCACCGGTGGTAATGTATTAACAGTTAAGGACGCTGCTAATATCGTGAGCAGTGATGGTGCTAACTATGTAAGCATTACTGGTTCAAACGGTGGTATCACTTCTACTGGTAATGCTAATCTTGCAGGTGGCGCATTAACTATTGATACAAACGGTGATGTTGCAGTATCAAATAGTTTCATAGTTGGTTCTAGTGGCGCAAACGGAGACAGTGCATTTTATGTTGATGCTACTGGTAACTTCTCTATCAAGATTGCAAACACAGCAGATACAGCTAATGGCGGATTCACTACAGTTTTCCAAGTTGATTCTACAAGTGGTAATATTACAACTGCTGGTTCTGTTGTAAGTCCAGGCGGTGGCGCAGCTACTATCTCTGCTCCTGGTTTAAACACACAAATCTTGTTCAACGATGATGGTAACGTTGGTGCAGTTCCTGAGTTTACTTTTGATAAAACTTCAAACACATTGACCGTTACTGGTTCAGCTAACATTTCTGGTAGCTTAGATGTTAACGGTGTTCTTAACTTATGGGATGACCTATTCATCGATGGTGGTAACATCTCTAGTCCAAGTTATGTCGTATTACCACAAGGCGGCTATTTGTATGATAGAACTGATACAGGTGCAGCGGTCCTACATGCTGAAACTGGTGGTTATGCACAATTAGAATACTTAAATGATACATGGGTTTGGGTAGATGAAAACGGTGCATATATGGGCACCGGTGACAATCAAATCACTGCTAATCAAGGTGACAATATTGAAATCACTGTAACCGGTAGTACTTGGTCATTCGGTACTGATGGTAATCTATCTGTCCCTGGTACAATCTATGCTAACGCAGGTAACATTACTACGACTAGTTCAGTAAACACAGGTACATTAGAAGTTACTGATACTGCAAACATTGGTAGCGATGCTATCATTCAAGGTAGCTTGACAGTTAACGGTGGTGCAGAATCATATCTAACAGGTAACGTGGTTGTTGGTACAATTGGTGATAATGATGCTAACGTTGATATTTCAAACAACTTGCACGTGTATAATGATGCAAACATCGACGGTGTACTAACAATCGGTAACTTAAAAGTTACTCACTGGGTAAAATCTGATTTGCTACCAGATCAAGATGTAACATACGACTTGGGTTCAGATGGACATCGTTGGAGAGACTTATGGTTGTCTGGCTTTACAATTAACTTAGGCAACACTACAATTAGCTCAGGCGGTTCTAACGTTATGATCGTTAATAACGCTATTGTTGGTTATGGTGCAACTGTTGCTGGTGCAACATATACGCCGGCAGTTGGTAACTTATATGCAGGTTATTTGACAACATCTAACAACGTAGTGTTGGGTAATAGCACAGCTAAAGCTAATATTCTTGTTACAGGTTCTGCAAACATTGCAGGTGGTGATGCTGCTTCTAGTACTACGACAGGTGCACTAACAGTAACCGGTGGTGTTGGTATCACTGGTAATATTTACGTAGGTTCAGCAGCTAATATTACAGGTAATGTATTGATCGACGGCGCAGAAGCTAACATCTCTACTGGTAACTTGCGTATCGGCGGCAATGCAAACGTCATTAACGATATGGTAATCGGTGGTAACTTGACAGTTAGTGGTACAACTACATATGTAAACACTACTAACTCTAGTATCAAAGACGCACTAATTGATATCGCAGGTGGCGACAACGGTGCAGATTTGGCAGGGTCTGATGCATACGATAGAGGCTTGTACATTCACAATTACGATAGTGGTGTTAATAATCAATTCATGGGTTGGAAGCAAGGATCAAATGAGTTCCAATTATTAACAAACGCAACTGCATCAGATAACCAAGTTACAGGTGATTACGCTGACTTAAGATTGGCTACATTATATACTGACCATTTATACGGTACAGTTGAAACAGCAGATCAACCAAACATTGCTAATTTAGCTGGAGTGTATGATATTGCAGTTTCTAATCTAGCAGATATCAATCTTGCACAAGTTA